AGTGAAAGAGAAGCAATACTGTTGTTTCTTAAGTACAATTCCAATCTTTGCCGTAGCAAAGTAGTGAGAGAGATATTAAAATCATAGCTCTTTAATGAGCCTAGAACAAGTTTACAATACCTATTTAAGCGTATCTAGAGGGCATATGAACAAGCCCTGGAAAGCGCGAAAAGACTTTGACGGTTTTGACAAAACACCGGATGGAATACTTTGTACACGTTTAGATATGTTCTTTAAACGATTCCCTCAAATTAATATTAAAGACTTTTTATTAGCACCTTATGTCATCTACAAAGACGAAGAACACTTCTCGCTCAACTTCTACCTCACGCAAAAAGCCATCGCCTGTTACTCTTTGCTACAAAAGCAGAGGACTGAAGAACTACCCGATACTGATGGCCACATTAAACATATTCTTGAATCATTAAAATATCTTGCTACTACTTGTATTAATGAAAAAATAACACTTGAACAATATCTTCGTACAAAGAACGGGTATACTTGGAGGTGTTTAGAAGATTATAGAAACAAACATCTCAATCTATATGTTTTACTGTCTTTTCCGAATTTTGACTCCATTCTTAACAGTATGCAATCACAAGATAAAGAAATCTATTTAAAGACAATTGCAGACGATATTGTTAAGTTTAAGATACGATTAAACAATTCATCCAGAGCTAAGAAAATTATTGCCGAAGGATTAAAAAGAATAAATGAACTTTCGCTTGATAAAAAAAAATAACATACTAATATACTATATCATTCAATATGAAACCTTATAATTCAAATATGTTCGAAAGCATTAAAAGTGCTCTAGACAAAGCTAAAACAAAAACAAGTGGTGGTTCGGCCTATCGTAACTTATTACAAATGGAACCTAACACAACTTATACTGTTAGATTATTACCTAATGTCAAGAACCCAGAAGAAACTATCTTACATTATTATTATCATGGTTGGAATAGTATTTCTACCGGTCAATATGCTAGTGTAACATCTCCTTCTACTTGGGGCGATCGCTGTCCAGTAAGTGAATTGTACTTTAAGATCTTAAGAGATGGTACAGATGCTGAAAAAGAACGCGCTAAAGCAAATCTACGTCGTAGAGAGTATTGGTACGTTAATGTATACGTCGTAAATGATCCTAAGAAGCCAGAAAACAACGGTACTATTAAAGTACTACGTTATGGTCGTCAATTAGACAAGATCATTCAATCTGCTATCAATGGAGATGATTCCGAAGAATTCGGTGCTAAGATCTTCGACTTAAGTGAAGAAGGTTGCAGTCTTCGTATTAAGGTTGAATTGGTATCTGATAAGCCAGGTGCACCTAAGTACCCAACTTATACAGCTTCTAAGTTCTTAAACCCTGCTGCTATTGACGGTTTAGATGAAGCAAAGATTCAAGAAACGTATAACAATATTTTTGATCTTAATACATTTGTAGATCGTAAATCTAATGAAGAAATCAAATCATTCATTGATGAACACTATCTAGGTAAGTCTGAATCCGTACCTGTAGCAGCTCCTGTTACAGAAGATGATGAAGAAGATGTACCTTATGATACTCCAGCTCCTAAAGTTACAGCTAAACCTGCTGCTAAAGTAGAAGCTACAACAGCTAATGATGACAAGGTTCTAGATATCTTAAACGGTTTAGATAATCTATAATAATGGCAGACAATAACCAGTCTCAGCAAGCTCGGCAATCGCTTAATCAAGCCGAGCTTGCAAGGCTCTCTCAATCTACTGGTCAAGTAGGTAAGGAAGAGCTTATTTTAGCTGCTATGTTCGGTAAGCAGTTACAGGGCGATCTTAATGGCATTAAAAAACAAGCTGCTGAGGTAGGTGGCGGTTTAAAAGTATCAGATGTAGATATGAGTAAGGTTATGCCTTCTAATATCTTAAAAGCCATGGGACACCCTGCAGCTGCAGCTGCTGCAATTGCTGCAGCACCAATACCGCAACGTCCACCTGTAAGTCAGCCTGTACCTCAACAGTTAGTACAGCCAGATTTACAGTTTGTAACACCACCTGTACAGCAAGTACAACCAGTTAATCAACCACCTTCTGATCCTAATCAGCTTGAATTTGATCTTAATAGACAAACTCGTTACGAAGATATTATAAATGCTATTGATAAATTAGAGAATAAGGTTAACATATTAACAGATAAAGTAAACCAGTTAATTGACTCTAATAATAAAAAAAAACCGAAGATAACAAATGGAACTTAAGCTCGTTAAGAAAGATTTTGCCGATAATTTTTTAAATGTTATCGGTAAAGCTATAGATATTGTATCTATTAAGCTTAATAAGGATGGCTTATACGCTGTCTGTAATAAGCCTGATACAAGTATTATTCTATTAGCAAAGTACAGTAAAGCGTTTAATGTAGAACAAGAAGTCACCCTTAATATTGGGGATGTTAAGAAACTACTTAGAGTAATTGACTGTATTGATGAAGACGAGCTTGTATTTACAATCGAATCTAATCACCTTTATTATAAAACTGATAAACTACAGTTTAAGTATCATTTCTTAGACGATTCTGTAGTACCTAAGGTAACATTAAAGCGTGAAAAGATTGAAGCATTAACTAATGATACTTTCTTTAATATTGATATAAAGAAATTACAGGAAATATTAAAGGCTAGTTCATTTACCACAGACACTAATAAGATTTACTTGTACGGTCAATCTGATGGTGTGTATTGTGAGTTAGGAGATAAAGAAAAGAGTAACACAGATAATATCAGTCTTAAAGTAGCTGATAAAGTAGAAGGACAGCCATTTAATCAGATTATTCCTTTTAATCTTGATATATTTCGTATACTAACAGGTGTAAAGTTTGATAATGCACGTGTTGGTATTAACTTAAAGTTTAAAGTAATGTCGTTTTATGTCAAACCTACTGAGGAGACAGACTTTACTTTTGTAATATCAGGATTAGTTAAATAATGGCTAATAAGATAACAACACAAAGTTATTTTATAAAAAGACTTAAAGACTCTGGTTACATGGTCTATAAGATCTATGACGAGTATAGTGAAGCAGATCCTCGTAACTGGACGGTAATGATCGATCCGGGTAATGCTTCAGTATTCTGTACTTGTTACAATAACGATAGTACTTTTGGAGAATACTATTTTGAATTTTATGATGGTGGTCAATTTATTCCTGAGAAGTTTAAGTTGAAAACCGACTCAATTGAGGTTATAATAAGCTATTTAGTAAAATATGGAATCAACAACAAATCAGAGTTATACATCGGGCGAAAAGTTTGAGTCCGATAAGAAATCTTTTAATATGTCAAACGAAATTAAACACCCAACCCTTCCTACAGCTAATAGTAGTATGGTTACTACAGATGAAGATAGGAAAGCTATTATTGATAAAGCAGCAGAAGCGTATTCAACCTTTCTAGATGCACTACGTATTGATTGGCGTAATGACGTCAATAGTGCTGATACACCTCGTCGTGTAGCTAAAGCTTATGTATGTGACCTTATTAAAGGTTGTTATGAAGGCCCACCAAAGATTACTACATTCCCTTCAGACGGTTATGATGGTATTGTTAGTCAGATGAATATACCTGTAGTGTCTATGTGTTCTCACCACCACTTAGCTTTTACTGGTGTTGCCCACGTAGCTTATATTCCTGATAAGAACGGTCAAGTTATTGGTCTATCTAAGCTTAATCGTATTGTAGAGCATTATGCTCGTCGCCCTCAAATCCAAGAAGGTTTAACAGTTCAGATTCATCAAGCAATTGATCAACTCTGTACCGGTAATCAAGGTGTAGCAGTCATTCTTAAATGTGCTCATACTTGTGCATGCCATCGCGGTGTAAAGCATCATGGTTGTGCTATGATTACCTCTAAGTTATCTGGGGATTTTATGAACGAACCACAAACTCGTAAAGAGTTTTACGATTTCGTAGCTTCCGCTGAACGAGACACTAAATAATATTAATGGCCGCTAAAAAACCAACGAAAGGTAATAAGGCTCAGACGAAGAAAAAAGATGTACTATCTGAGCAGCCTAAGGCTGTTGCTACTACAACAGCCTCTGCTTCAGCGCCTGTACAACAAGAAATGACTCAGCTAGAGCAAGCCAGTATCAATCAAATGATACAGCTTGCCAAGCTTGAGTATATGAAATCCCTTAAAAATAAGATTGTACAAGAAAAGCGTAAAGAAATTGACTCTCTAGATATGCAAATTAAAGAGTTCTTAGGACCTTACATGCTTATCGGTTACGATCTTAACAATCAGCCTGTTGAAATTGTTTCTGCAGAGGATCCAGCTTCTCACGATGCTTTATTAGAACGTTTTCGTAGAGTAATGTTTAAGATCAATCAGAATATAATGCAAAGTAATGGAACTGATCCGTATGGTTTTAAAGACACTCCTGAACAGGATTAAAGAATACTTCTATCCTCCAGAAAGAAACATATACGTAGTTAGAGAGGGTACATATAAAGGAGAATGGTTAGTACCAGTTTCATTTTTACCTGGTCAAACTGTTTTCTTTTCATTACCAGACAGACACATAAGAACTATCCCTAATAACGAAATAGAAACTGGACTACAAAATAAAATAATAGATCTAGTTGACGTTTTACCTAAAAAAGTATATAATAGCTGTTTAGCAGAATACAAACACAAATTAAAGCAAGATGACGACATTATTAATAGACGGCAACAACACCCTACACCGGGCGTATTGGATCGCCAACAACGTAGGCAAGCCTCTAGTAAATTCAAAGGGAATTAATACTGGTAGTATTTTTGCTTTTCTTAAGACCATTAAGTCTAATGCTGCACAATTCAATGCTGATAGAATCTATATTGCTTGGGATAAAAAATTAGGTAATAAAGAAAACTTTCGTAAAACTCTTACAGAAGGTACATACAAAGGTAATAGAGACCAAGAACGTAATAAAGCTGTTTACGGAGAAGCAGATGCTATTGTTGAAGTAACAACTACTCTTGGAATAAGAAACATATTTCCAGGTAATTTAGAAGCTGATGATGTTATTAGTTGGTTGAGTAAGGAGATTTCCGGTAAAAAGATTATCATTAGTGTTGATAACGATTTTGCACAGTTAGTTAACCCGGATGTTTCTTTCTATAACCCGATTAAAAAGCTTCTTGTAGATACTAATAACTTCGAAGAACACTACGGTTTATCACCAGAAGAATTTGTTATCTATAAGTGTATTGCTGGTGATAAATCCGATAACGTACAAGGTATTGAAGGTGTAGGTAAGGTTAGAGGTAAAAAGCTAGCTAAGCAATGGGTAGCTAAAGAAGCAAAAGCAAAAGAATTATGTGATGCAGTTATAACCACTAATCGCCCTTTAGTAGACCTTGCACACGGTTTAGCTGTACATCCAGAAGAAGTAGAATTGTATTTTGAGCAATTCAAAGCGTTATCTGAATCTAAAACAGATTTCGATGGTTTTGAAGAGAAGTGCAAAGAGCTCGAATTTAACAGTATTTTAGAGAAGATAAACGATTGGAAGAAAACATTTAATAAACAAGCAAATAACCAAGCTTTAGTTGATTTCTGTAAGATGTTCGGATAAGTATACGTATGAATGAAAGCGTATCTCCACGTCCAGAAAGCTGCCACATATGTGGTAATGGTCCTGTACACCCTCGCATTATACAAGTTACAAGAGTAGATAAAATTATTAATGAAGCTCATTGGATTTGCCCTAAATGTGGCGGTAGATTCAAGATCGGAACAGTAAGTATACAGGAACGTGAGCAAAAGAAAAACAAATAAACTTCTTAGCGAAGCTGAATACTATACAGGTGTTGAACAAACACCTCGTACGCCAGAAACTATGTCTGCGTATGAGTATAGCAAAGACAACACACCCACTCTCGAGAAATTAGCTAATCTGAAAAATAATGGTCAAGGCGGAGCTAATCCAGAAGCCTTACCATATCCATTACAAGATTCTGTACTTCAATTAGCTAATCTTTATCTTCAAACACTAGATTTAAAGAATAAAGCAGCAACAGCTGCAACTTTACCATTATTTAAAGGTAAAGAGAAGGAACTTAAGAGGTTTCGTGCGAAGCTTGCCGGTATTATGGTAGCGTATAAAGAATTAGCTGCCCAATTAAACAACTTTACTCTTGCACCTAAGTGAATAAGTTACTCTAATACGAGTAACATATGAAACAAACATTAATAGCCCTTCTGGGGTCGGTCTTAAAAGCTGCTGCAGTAAGCTTAATATTTGCAGGGCTTGCATACTTCACTAAACAATCAATTATAGTATGGTTCCTTGGAACCTTTATTGCACAGTTTGTATTGTTTTATCTTTACGGTATCTATCTAGATTATCGTGCTGCAAAAGATAGTCGTGCTTTAGCTCTTAAAGAGCTTGAAATACTCTCTAAAATCACTTTTAATGTGCCTTGTGCTGCTTGTAAACAAGTAAATGAAGTAGTAATAAACGCGCAAGAAGATACGGGTTTTGTTTGTGCATTTTGTCAAACTAAAAACTCTGTATATGTAAGTGTAGAAGCAGCAGTAGTTACTGAACCAATTACAACCACTAATTTATAATACCTATAATGAACGAAATCATGATTGAAGAGAACGAAAAGAGTAGCCGTAGTATTACTACATATGAATTTGCCCGCTGGGCTGCCTTATTAGAGGCTGTTGATCTTATTGCCGAGAAATGTGAAGATAGAGGCATTGATTTTAACGGACCAGAAGGCATGAAGTATATCAAACCTTTAGATATACAAGATTATGTAGATAACCGTACAGACACTCTTTTAATGAAGATACAAACAGCTCGTGGTATTGAAAAAACTTTAAGTAATATTAAATGTTTACAGATGGAGAGCAAACTACGTAAACTAGAAGTATACGAATAATATGTACTACGCAGAAAGAAGAAGTGATAGAATTACAATACATGAAGCTTCTGGCGCACCATGGTTTGAAGTTTTTATAAACAATTCTATATCTGGTTATAGCTTATCTGGAGATATTTTATCTATATCTTATAGTAGTGGTAATACCAGTGTAGAGGTGTATAATGTACGTCAACGAAACCGTGTACGATGAATATTGTAATTATGGATTCGTCTGCAGTACGGATGAATGCAAAAATGGTATTAGAAGAAGGCTTATTTTTAGTTGATCCTGAAAAGGATCAATGGTGTGCAGGTTATCAAAATGCCAAGTCCTTTCCCTCTCCTAATGAAGCTATTGAAGTCGCAAAAAAGATTGCACCTACTTTAGCTAAAATGCCAAGAGTGTTTTCAATCCAGCAAAACGGTCCATCTATCAATATTACAGAATACAAATACTAATAGTTGCTTTTTTTAAGATTACATTGATAATAATTTTATGTTTATTACACTAACTAACGCTAACCCTTCTCATAAAAACAAGACAATTGTACTGAATGTTAATTCTATTGTCAGCGTACATCGAAATATTGCAAATAGAGAAGATGGTACTATTGAAGAAGTTACGTTTATACACTGTCCACCACATGGTACTTGGGAAGTGGTAGAACCTCTAGAAAAAGTATTATCATTACTTAATAACGAAAAACCTCGTAAGAAAGCTTAATTGTTTGCAAACTATTAATCACATTTACCACAATATACCTGGTTGGTTTACATTTCCAGGTTTATATAAACAAATAGTAGATATAGCTTCAAACGAAAGCTATTTCGTAGAGGTGGGTGCTTTCATGGGTAGGTCTACTTCTTATATGGCAGTAGAAATTATTAATAGTGGTAAAAAAATTAAGTTCGATGTTGTAGATACGTGGGAAGGTAGTATAGAGCATGAATTAAAAACTAAAGAAGAGCATGAATGGCTTTATAATTCGTTCTTACGTAATATTGAACCAGTCAAACATGTAATTAACCCTATACGTATGATTTCTGTAGAAGCTTCGAAACTATACACAGACAACACATTAGATTTTGTGTTTATAGATGCCGGTCACGAGTATGAAGATGTTAAAAACGATTTATATGCTTGGTATCCTAAAATTAAAACAGGTGGTATTATTGCTGGTCACGATTATTTTGATCCTTCAGATCCCGAACACGGACATAAGTTTCCTGGCGTAAAGAAAGCGGTAGATGAATTCTTTACAACAGGTGTAATGAGTAGCAATACAGAATATTGCTGGTTTAAGACTAAAACATAATATGATACATATAGTTACATGTTGGACTAGATCGCCTGAGGTCTTAGATAGAATATATCAATCTCTACAAACTATTACTATCCCGTATCATTGGTTTATTGTCACAACTAAAGTAGAACTAGATACCAGCAAGTACCAAAATACAACTAAATTAGTTAAACCAGGTAGTATGCCTATGCACACTGGTGTTAATTATTACTATGATGTAATACCTGATACCGGGCAGTGGGTATATGTGTTAGATGACGATAATATAATACACCCTAATTTTTCTAGTGTAGGTAGTTATATTGATGATACTACTATCGATATAATCGTGGTAGGGCAGAGACTAGACTATTGGGAAATTAGATACATAGAGAATACAGTTGACATTGCACCGCAAAAAATAGATAATGGTCAGTTTTTAGTACGTAGGTGGGCAGTAGGTACTTTAAGATATTGGCCGATTTATAGAGGTGATGGTTACTTTATAACTGAGATGAAAATACTAACACGAGAGCGTGGTAGAGGTGTTAAGTTAGTACCAGTTGAAGCTACATACTATAACGCACAGCATTGGTTAAGGCCTTAATTCTATGAACAATCACATTATATCATTATTAAAAGCAATTACTTATAGAGTGTTAGGTAGTCTAGCGACTTTTTTTATTAGCTATTTTTTAACTAAACG